CGGAAATGACCTACGGCGAAGCGGGAATGTGGCAAAAAGCCACTATGCGTATGCAAAATGGGCGCTGGGTTAGCGACCCATTGCCCGCACACGTCAGGCTAAGCGAAAAAGAAGCGTTTGAATACTACGGGCGCAAGCTTGATGATTATTGGATAAGCCAAATCAAGGAGCATTCGCCAAAATTAATAAAAAATTTGGCGAAGAAATAGCCCTAGAGCTTTTAAAAGGGCGTATAGGCAATGAAATACCTTTATTTAGGTGTAAGGGGTTTTAAATTTATGTTTTTTGTATTTTTGGAAGTAGTGTATAAGTATAAATCAGAAGTAATATAATTTTATTTTTTATGGTAGATTATGTTATAATCGATATTTTTATTTTATAAAATGGAAGTAATAAAAAATGAAAATGGAAGTAAGTGACTATTATGTAGCTATACCAGAACCATCTTTTGGGAGTGATTTAACTAATATTATTTTGGATTTAGAAAAACTAAGAACCAAACGGCTTGGTGGCGATGTGCCAGCTTACATATTTTTTCAACTTAAAGGTATTTTCCAAATTTTAGAAACTTTGGGGTCAGCAAGGATTGAAGGCAACAATACAACGTTATCTGAGTATGTCGAAAAGCTTATATACACAAAATCAACAGACGAAAGCGATGATGAGATAAAAAACTTAGAAAATGCTATAAAATTTATAGAGGATAATACAGATAAAAATACTAAATTTGACCGTGCTTATATTTCAGAGATTCATAAAATTATCACAAAAAACTTAACTCAACCACCAAAAGGCGAAGGCTCAAAATATCCTGGAGAATTAAGAAAGCATGACGTAAGTATAAAAAAGTCAGGGCATACTCCGCCACAACATTTTTTATTGCCTGATTATTTTAATAATTTTATAGATTTTATTAACAAAGAATACAAAGAGCAGTATCAACTTTTAATGGTCGCTATCGCACATCATAGGTTTGAGTTTATCCACCCTTTTGATAACGGTAACGGCAGAATGGGTAGGCTTTTGAATTACGCCTTTTTGATAAAGCTCGGCTTTAAGGTAAAACAAGGCAGGCTTATCAATCCATCTTCAGTTTTTTACACAAATAGAGACCAGTATTATGATATGCTTTCCCGTGCCGATAGCTTAAAGTCTGATGATTTGTTGGCTTGGTGTGAATATTTTTTAAAAGGGCTGAAAAATGAGATAGAAAAAATAGACCATCTTTTAAAAAAAGAGTATGTAGAAAAAGAAATACTGCTACCTATGCTTAAAATAGCACTTGAAAGAAAGCATATAACAAAGCAAGAATTTGAAATACTATCATATCTTATTAAAAAAGATGATATGAGTATGAAAGCTGAGGAGCTTGATAAATTTGGCATACACAATTCAAAGGAAAAATCAAGCATTATGGCTAAACTAAAAGATAAAAAAATGATTACACCTATAAAGGACGGCGGAAGGATTTATACGGTGCATTTTGTAAACAACTACCTACTGCGTAGCATTATGCAAGTGTTAAAACATAAAGGCTTTGTGTCTGATTTTTTAAATAATTAGCCACAAATTTATGAAAGGAATAAAATGAGCGAGAATATTATCAAAGCCACTTGCAAAGAGCTAAATTTAACTTACAAGCAACTTGGCGAAATGATAGGGTATAGTGAAGCAGCTATTAAGGCAGCAATAGCCAAAAACGAAATAAGCGAACCGATGAAGCGTGCAATTGAACTTTATCAAGAAACACTAAATTTAAAAGAACAGAATAAGGAGTTTGAAACATTTAAAGCATTTTTCAAAAACATACTTAAAGACTGACAGGATATTAAATATCCTATTTTTTACTACAAAAATATACAAAACATCTTAAAATTATTGACAAAAGATTACTATTTAGCTATAATGCTCTCATCAAAAGGATATTTAGCATCCTTTTGAAATAAATCAAAGGAGCATCAGATGACAAGATTGTTGCAACTTCTGTGTCTGATTTTGCAAATCCTTTATTGGATTTTGCGAATTTTTGGGTGGATTTAATCCACTCCCCGAAAGGGGACAAAGAAAATCTTTAATCTGATGCCTTTTGACATTATACCCTAAGGAGCAAAAATGTCAGTAGATTTTACCGATGTCATAATGGTTGTAGCCTTTTTCGCTACTTGCATTTGGATATTTCTTACAAGGGGGCAAAAATGAAAGCCCCTACTACCGAGCAAACAACGATTTACTTAAGCCATATACAAAAAGACTTAGAAGCAGCAACGACTGAAATATATACAAAGGTCGGAGCCGTTATGGCTTATCTAAATAGTGACAACTACTTTGTGAATGAGAAATTTAAAATAAAGGATAAAACGATGAACGAACTAATTATTATTAGACCAACGCTAATAAATGGTGCTGAAGTAAATTCAGTCAATGCTAGAGATTTGCATGCTGTGCTTGAGAGCAAAACAGATTTTTCAAACTGGATAAAAAGGAGACTAGAGGAAACAGACGCCGTTGAAAACGTAGATTTTATAGTTTTCACCAAAAATGGCGAAAACTCAAACGGAGGTCGCCCGCAGGTCGAATACATCCTCTCGACCGACATCGCGAAAGAGATAGCGATGATGGAGCGAAACGAAAAAGGCAAGCAAGTAAGGCGTTACTTTATCGAAGTTGAAAAAGCCTATCAAAATAAAACAACACCGCTTAATCAGCTTGATTATATGCAGTTGCAGTTAAACTATCTAAAAGAGCAAGATAAAAAGATCTATGCCCTAGAAAACAAAACTGACGAAATCCACAAAGAGCAGTTAAAAGCAAAGCACAATATAAACCGCCTTTTAAGCAACGATAGGTATATGACGATAATTGCGTTTATGAATTTATACGGCATCAGCCAAAAGGGTCATCACATCCCAAGCTTAGGCAAAAAGGCTAAAAAACTAAGCATCGAGCAGGGTGCTTTTATGGGTGCGGTTATCGACCCAAGATATGGCAGGGTAAATACCTATGATGTTGAGATATTAAAGCAGTTATTTAATATCGATGAGCTAAAGGCAGTGTGATGACTTACGGCGAAGCGATTATGAACGCAAAAGATAAGATGAAGCTAGTAAAAGGCACGTTTAAGATAGGCGTGCCACTGCCACAGCGGTTAAATTACGAAAGTGCGATGAAATACTACTGCGAAAAACTAGACCGCTATTGGCTTAGTAAAATTGAACTAAGCCCAGCCTCTAAATTTTCAAAGCAAGAGGTGCTACAAATATTAAAAGGCAAAAATCTAAATGGAGTGAGCGATGACAACTAGAGGGAAAACCTAGATAACGCAAGAGAAGCAGAGGATAGCCAAACGCTGGCTTATTTTTATATTGAAAATATTTGAAAGGAGAGATAATGTTTTGGAGAAAAACGGAAAAAGAGAGATTAATAGGGCTTTTGGAGTGGTTTTTAAGCCATGATTGGCAATTTACCACAAGTGATTACAGAAAACTAAAACAATTAAATACCTTTCTTTTAAGATTTGATATAGACCCGGTATGGGTAAATTTTTCTCTTTATGACTGGTTTTATCTAAAAAGCGCTGAGAGAGAAAGGCTGTTAGAAGAATATAAAAAGCTAAAGGATAAACAATGAAATATTTTTTAAGAGAAATTTGCTACTCGCTGTCGAATTTAGACAAAAGCTCTCCGCTAGCAAACTGTATCATAGCGATACTTTCCTTTGCGGGCAGTTTGACATTTCTATTTACCACAGTGTTTTACCTTACTGACGGGGTTATATTTTGGCGAGGAGTGCACGTGATAGCGTTGTCTTTGTTGTTAGCAATGGCAATACTATTTCTTGATGTATATATTAGGAAAAACGCAGAGCATAAAAACACTAAAAACTAAAGGAGAACTAATGAAAGACATATATGAAAGCGTCTTAGTATGTATAGTGGTGGCTGTAACTTGTGTGGGTGCAATGTTAATAGTAGCCTTTAATTTTTTAAGCAAGCTAGTTTATTACATAGGGCTTGGTATTTTCTTTTTATATACGTTTTTTGTAACTTTACCTTTTCTTATATTGTATAAGTTTAGGGAGTTTAAAAAAGACCCTAAAGGCTTCATAAAGAAAAAAGTAATAGATACAACTGCTCATTTTGCAGAGGGAGGGATAATATGAGAGAGATTAAATTTAGAGCGTGGGATAGGGACGAGAAAAAGATGCTTTATGGTGTAGAGCATACTTACGATGGGTATAAAGTTTCGATGCCATCTTTTGGCGCATTACTAGATTGCCCCGACTTTTATGTAGTTATGCAATACACTGGACTAAAAGACAAAAACGGCAAAGAAATTTACGAGGGCGATATTCTTAGTTGGGATAATAATGTAATCGCTAAAGTTTATTATGCTGATGATTTAGCAATGTTTAGATGCAGTGTAGAAGGCACGGAAGAGTTTGACCTTTTTGCTTTTAACCAAGAAGCATCTATTATAGGCAATATTTACGAAAACAAGGAGGAATTAGAATGAGTAGCCCAGAAAGAGAAAAACACTTAGCAGCCCTTGCAAACCTAGAGGCGTTTTGCGAGGCACACAATGAAAAAACAAAGCTAGTCGAGCAAATACAAGGTTTGCTCTTTAAATGCGACGTCCGCTATTTACGGCACGCTTTGCGAGATTTGAAAGACTATATCAAGGAGAGGAAATGAGCGAGATAGTAACCCTAAGTGAAGCGGTCGGTTTTATCCCCTCAAAATATGCAAGGGAAATTTTAAACATTTCAAAACCGACCCTAAAAAAACTCATTGACGCTGGTATAATCAAGGCTAATAAAATAAACCAGCGTGTGATTTACTGCGACCTAGCCTCAATAAAAGAGTATATGTCAGGACAAAGGGCATAAATAAACCCTTGCCACCAAAACATAAGCTCTTTGCGCTCTTTTAAATTCTTTGCGTGATTATATGCGTCTTTTACCTTGTTTGTTTCAATGTGTGCTAGACAAAGCTCAATAATGTCGCTACTTTGTTTATGCTCTGCCCTCTTTTCGTGGCAAATGGTGCTAAATGTAGCCCTAAAGCCGTGCGGGGTTATTTCCTCATTTGAGTAGCCCATATTTCTAAGAGAGCAACGACACGCATTATCACTAATAGGTCTTGTTAAACTTCTTACGCTTGGGAATAGATATTCACTTTTAAAAGTACCTCTATATGCTTGCAAGAATTTGCAAAGGTCGTCAGATAAAAAAACAACGTGCGGGCGCTTCATTTTCATTTGCTCGGCTGGTATGCGCCAAAGCCCATTATCTAGGTCAAACTCCGACCATTTAGCCGACCTTGCATTGAGTGGGCGTACGGCGGTCATTATACTAAGCACTAAGCACGCCTTAACCCTAATATCGCCGCTGTAATAGATTATATTATTTAATAGGTGTGCTAGCGCCTGCTCGTCTGTTATGGCGGCGGGGTGGTTTTTTTTTCGGGGGTTATAAAAAGGATTCTTTTCAAAAT